GTGCGGTGGTGGACACATGGTCAAGGTCCTTAGAGAGCATTTCTTCAAGGTCGAATCATGTGACATAGCTGACTATGGTCAGGATCGCATCGCTGATTTTCTATCTAAAGATGTAGCTGGAGAATGTGATTACACAATCACTAACCCACCCTTTAATCTAGCTGAAGAATTTGTCCGTAAAGCCCTTCCTATGACTAGGAAATGTGTGGCAATCTTCGCACGAACTCAATTTATGGAAAGTATAGGTCGATATGAAAGATTATTTAAACCAAATCCGCCAGCAATTATCGCACAATTTAGTGAGCGAGTACCAATCGTTAAAGGCCGTCTGTCCGCAACTGCTTCGACAGCTACAAGCTACGCTTGGTTCATATGGAACGGCACTCAGCACAGCGATAAAACAGCTGAAACAAAACTTTTCTGGATCCCACCATCACGGCGCATCTATGAAAAGCCAAACGACTATGAAGAACGTGTGGAAACTCCACATTCTCGACCCACGGGTCACGCCCCACAAACAGACCTTTTTGGAAAAACTGAAGGAGATATTTAAATGAACGAAGAAAAAACTTGGATTAATATTAACGAAATGCCACTATGGGCAGAGGCTATTTTAGAAATAGAAGGCCTTGTTAATGAGGAAGTATCCAAATTAAAAAAGGCAGACAATATCAAAATGGCCACTTTGTTAACGAATAGTCTAACTGTTATTAAACGAGGATACTAATGCCAAAAAATTGTCTGGATTACTGCAAAGAATGCGGAATAAAACTTAAAAATACTAAACATATTAGGACACATCCCAAATTGTGTCCTGATTGCCGAGGATATAATTCAACTTTAAACCCCAGCGTCAGAGAAGTTTTTAACCAAATGCAAAAAAACCCAACAACTCCGGCTGACGATGAGCTGTGGTTTGAAGATTGTCCCAAAGCCGTCAAAGAACTCGAGTACGGCCGTGTGGCTAGAAAGACTAACGTAGCTCCCGTAGAAACAACTCTTAGTGATTTGATCATATGAGTGAGCTGATATGTAACCTTCCCGCTGTTAAAGTTAAAGTCAGGCGGGAATATTTAAGGGATTTAGAAGATGGATTTGGTGAGTTTGTCGATGGGATCTGGGTCTCATGTAAATCTATTCCTGGAAGAGCATTTTATTTTGAGACTTATCTGCCTGAGTACGGCGCTCTGTTTGACAAGTTGCCTATTAGCGCGTTCCTATCTAGAGCTGAAATACCCAATCCGGACTTACCTCTTAATAATCTGCAGTTCTGGAACGCTATGGATTATGGTATCGTGGCTGTTCATAAACAATTCATCGGTTCAATGGATTTTGAGGTGCTAACCAGAGACTTTGGTCTCCAAAAAGGTACTTATGTAGCTACCCTAGATAATTACCACGCCGATATTAACGCTATAGATTATAGTACAGCTGAAACACCAGATGAACATAAATCTTTTAATCTACTGGAATTGGATAATGGCCAGTATTGCGTCTATCCTAATAATAGAATGAGAGTTTATGATAATAGTCTCACGCCTCACGAGCCAAAGAAGCCGGACTTCAAAGTTAGTACTATTGAGTACCAAGTCGAGAATGGTAACACTACAAGACTTGGCGATACTGACGAATACTTCTGGAAAACTAAACAAGAACAATAGTTACATTTGTTAATCTCCTTTATATATAGAGCTGAAAATAAAAAAAATATTTTTTGTTAAATATAGGTGTAACTGGTGTAACTTATGTAACTTCNTATCTGTAATCGTTAGTACATAAGGNTTNTATGGTTACATATTTGGTTACATATTTNATTTCAAANATGTAACNNTACAATATTAGATCGATTTTGGCNTTACTAAGGGCTAAAAAGTTTTTTGCAAAAAAATATTTTCTGNTGTATATATATAGGATGAATAACTTAAAGCCTTTGAAAAAGGGTCGGGGAAGACCAAAAGCTGATCTGCATAGTAAGCTTACTAGGAAACAAGAACGCTTTGTAAAAGAGATTGTTTCTAATGATGGGATGATAACTCATAGAGAAGCTGCGATTAATGCGGGATACCCAGCATCTTCAGCTCACACTAGAGCTTATGAAATGATGAACCCTCAAATCTGTCCACATATCTGTCGAGCTATTCAAGCTTATCGAGATGAGTTGGACGAGAAATATGGCATTACTTTTAAAAGACATTTACGAGATTTACAAAGAATTAGAGATATGGCTATAGAAAACGGGGCATATTCAGCCGCAGTTCAAGCTGAGTATAGAAGAGGCCAAGCCAATGGTAATATCTATATTAACAAATCTGAAATCCGTCACGGGACTATAGATAGTATGTCTAAGGATGAAGTCCTGAAAGCTTTAAAAGAGTTGAGACAAAATGAACCGAGATACGCTGAAGAAGTTATTGAACACGAGGACAACAAATCCGACAAAGAAGGAAGCGGGTCTGTACGAACAATTAAAGAGAGCCTCACTACAATACAATAAACCCATAAGACTTAGTAGAATAGAAAACTGGATGACCCTTGGCCTTCCGGATTTACTTATTTGTGACCACAATCATCAATTTCATTTTGTAGAATTGAAATATGTAAAGTTTAATGCAGTCAATTTAAGTCCTCAGCAAATTAGTTGGATTACCCTACATAAGGGAGCTTCCGTTTGGATATTAGTTAAAAGCACCAAAGGCCTACATCTTTATAGAGCTGAACAAGCCATAGAGCTGAAAGAACAAGGAATAAAATTAGAACCACATTACTTTTGTCCTGAGCCTTTTGATTGGCAAAAAACTTTTGACTTGATCTTATAGAAAAAATCGCATATCGTTATTTTAATTTAAACAAATAGCTTGGAGGCTAGATATGACGTTAGAGAAAAAACATTGTTTTACACCCGTAAATCAAGGAAATGAAGATTACAGAGTTTCTAAAGTAATCGAAAATGAATCAGGTTATTATCCTTTGGGTAAGGCTAATCTCAATGATCCTTTTGAAATGGATAAATTTATTGGCAATTATGACCATGCCAAATCTATTTGCGATGAATGGAATAAGCATCTTGGCGTTAGTCAAGATGAGGAGCTGAGGATTGTAGCCTCTTCTATGGGAGGGCGTAATGAGTAAAAAAGATTACACAGTCAAATATGACGTTTGCATTTGGTTTGATAGAAACTTCTTGGTTCAAGCGGATTCTCAGGAAGAGGCTGAACAAAAGGCCAAAGAGTTAATGCATGAAACTGAGAACGACATGTATGCCACAGTAAATCCAATATCTTCTTTAGATTATAAAAAGTTAGAAGACTGGGTCTTTGGCGATGCTCAATTTAAATTAGATACTGTACACGTTGTGGAGGACTGATTATGAAACTTAAAGATTTATGGCAAATCAAAGATTTTAGAGAAACCGCCTTAAAATATTATCAGGAATTTAAAACAGACAGAATTAAAGCTGATGATACATATGATTCTTGGGGAGGCTTTCAATATAAAAATTGGTGGTATGATCTTAATCTTCATATTGATGAGACCGACAATAAAACCTATGACTGCCTTTACAATGTTATAATAAATTGTAATGGAGATTTAGAAACGGGAGAGGATCAATTTGTAATTACTAAACCTAATGGAGATTTGATATGAAACACTGGAAAACTAAAGATGAAATGGGAAATGGTTTTCAATATGACGAAAAGGAACATGAAAAACTTGAGTATAATTCCTTATTAAATGTTGAAAAGCATGAAGAAAATATTATGCGAACTAATTATCTTGTAAGAGATGTTTGGAATAAAAAACAAATAATTGAATTGCGAGATTTTATTAATGAAGAAATTGAAAATAAGGAGGCTAACGATGAATAAAGAAGATAAAATTTTAAAAACTTTAAACACTGACTTTGGTCAGCTCAGGCTAACCAACACAATGTTAAACAAGGCTATAATAGACGCTAATACAAGTATCAGGAGATTTGCCAAATTATTTGGTATTGATTTTGATACAATGGTAAACGGCGAAAAGCATAAGTTATTGGCCTATTATGAAGATGATACAGTTTGCACTATTTCATTTTACAAAACTGTAAATAGAGGCGATAGAAGATTATCTATTTCAGGAATAAAGAAAAAAGCTGAAATAAATGATTTAATAGCTTTTAATTATAAACGTGTAATTCTAGATAATGATTTACAAGAAAACGTAATTGTCATAAACGTAACGGCCAAAGCCGAGAATAGGAAAATTGCATAATGTTTATATTACACTTTATAGCTAAACTTTTATATGGGTCAGATTATGAAAAACATCTTAAAAATAAACCGATAAGACGGAGGCGAAAACGATAATAAAAGGCGGGCATTTGACCCGCCTATTTTTTTATGTATAATGGGTATGCGATAAATCACATAATAGGAGAAATATAATGATTGATTTTACAACTGACTGGGAAAAAATGAGAGACTATTTTCAAATTTCAAAAGAAGAGTTTTTAGCCTCTTATTCTTATGTAACCGAGGCCGAATATGATGCGACAAAAAAGGTAGTCGAGAAAAAGGACGCTTTAGATAAAGATTTATATGAGGATTTATCAGACGGGGAAATATTAGATATGATATTTGATAGGTTTGATATTGATCAATCAAATTTCCAACCGATCTTCAGACCAACTGAAGAACTGTTTAAAAAAATAGATAAATTATTAGGAGCTGATAAATGATTAAATTAGTAAAAAATTCCACTGCAAAAAAAACAACTTATTGTGCAGTAACATATAGAGCGGGAGGAGCTGATAAATTCGCAACTTGCCCTAAAACGTGTAATTTAAAACCTGATAGCTCAAAAGGAGCTGAAGAAATAGATTATAGTTATTTAGATGCAGTATCTGATTCCGTCCCAAAAGGCGGCGTTAGTTTTACCTATTCACATTTTAGACCTACCTTATGGAAACATAAGTTAAAAGCGGGAAAAAC